TATTCGCTTTTAACTTCGATGAATGTTTTAAGGCTTTTAGAGAAAATAACCCATTTGTTAAAATTAGAGAAATAAAAGAAATAGTATGAAAATCGACAAAGCAATAATTGAGTACTGGGAAAATTTAGAAAACGTTAAAATCAAATTACAATGGAGGATTTACTAAATTTCAAGCAAGCACAAATTGAAGCATTACAAAAGAAACTTCAAGAAATGCAAAAAGAATTAGACACCGCAAAAGAATTATTAAAAGGAATTGTAAAAGAATACGAAAATGGAAATTAAACTAATAAACGAAGTTTGGTTTGTGAATGGTAAACCACTTAACGAATTAACACCAAACGAAAAAATTTTAATGGATAGACTATTTGAAAACTATAAAAACAAAACGAAATGATACCAAAATTAGAAGATGTAAAAGAATATTTTAAAAATGCTAAAGAAGTGAGTTTTTTAGAATTTGGATACGAAAAACAAGATATTACTGAATGTTTGGGTAATCTTTATCAAGGTGGTTTGCATGATATTTATACTGAATTTGAAACAAATGGAAGAAGAGTTCTATTATACGATGCAACTTTAAAAAAATACGCTGAAATCATATCTTACAAAGAAGAAACAGAAACACCCCCCCACTACGACAATTCAAAAGGTAGTATTTACCAATTTTGCGAAAATCAAAACCTTAATAGCTACGAATTTGATATTATTAAGCGAGTGGTTAGAAGTCGTAAAAAAGGTAACTTCAAAGAAGATTTAGAAAAAACAAAAGTATTAATTGATTTATATTTAAAAGAATATGGAAAATAAAGAAGTAACAACAAAAGAGTATGCAGAAATTATATTCAATACTGCATTAGCAAAAAGCATTTTAGCGAATCAATACGCTTTACATTGTAATGAAATACTAAAACATAGTCCGTACTATAAAGGGCGCTTAAAAGAAGTATTACGCCCTTGTATTAATATCTTAATAAATGCGGAGCGTAAAGAGTTTGAAAAGGTTGATGATGTAGATACGCAAAAAGTAGATGAGATTTTTAAAAGTATGGAAAATCTTTTTGAAACTATGAGTAAAAGAGTGCTTACTGATTATTACGAAATGGATTTAATTTTAAAAGAGTACGCAAAAAGACCTGAAGAAGTAATGAATATTTTAAATTTGAAGTAATGAGTTTATTAAGCACAACACAAATTTGCGAAAAATTAAATATCAGTTACGATAAGTTCAGAACAATTTATAAAAAAGCAAATATTAAACCAGTTGACAAAGTTTTTAAAAACAAAAGTTATGAAAACTTTTACGATTTTAACGAGGTTTTAACAGCGTTCATACAAGACAGCAGAACAGTTGTAATAACAGAAGTGTACCACATTTACGAAAGCAAAATTAACTATGAATAATAAACTAAAAGAACTTTTTTTAAAAGAAGGAATCAGTCAAAGAGAATTTGCAAAAGAAACTGAAATAAGCTACTCACATTTGAACCACATTTTGAATAATCAGGTAGTTTGTTCATTTGAAACATTGCAAAAAGCGTGTAAAAAATTAAATTATAAAATCAATGTCGAAATTATCCAAACGTAAAACAATAGTAACAGTAGGTAAAAGAATACCTACCGCTTACGAAATCCAAAAAGATAACAGATTGAAAGCTATTGAAGTGGCTGAAAAGACACCCGATGAAATAAAAAATAAAAAAATTAGGTATTTATTGAAATAATTTTATATATTTGTACTCAACAAAGCGGATATAGTGTCCGCTATTTTTAACCTTAATAACGTAAAAAATTTTACACATGAACGAAAAAATTAGATTACTTCTTTTGAAGTACGAAAAAAAAGAACTCTCTGAAAAATTAGGAATCAGCAGACCTACTTTAGATAGTAGATTAAAAAACGGAACTTGGAAAAAATTAGAAATTGAAAAAATAAATAAACTTTAAATTATGAAAAAACAAATAAAAATGTTCGAACCTAAAATTGAATTAATACAAGTTGATAGCGTTATTGGTTCTGGTTATGAATCTAAAGTAGCTGAATTAGCTTTAATTGATAAAATTGCTTATAGAGCAGCAAGAGCAAATATGCAAAAACATTCAGCTATTATATTAAAAATAGATGATGAGTTTAGTGGATTTTTTACATATGAAGTTAATCATATAGTTGGTGAGTTTTGTCTTTTGCAGTCAGCAATGTATCCTGGTAAAGAAGATAAAGAAATTTATTCAATGATGGTACAAAAAATTATTGACCAAAACACATATGGTTATCATATGGTTATGACAGTTTCAAATAAACATAAGTTAGAAAATCCAAAAGTTTTTTTAGCACTTGGTTTTAAAGTTAATTTAGCTAAAAATGATTTTACTTATATTTATTATGGAAAAGAAGAACAAGTAAGAGTTAAAAGACTTTGTCATATGGCTATGACTAATTTATGGAACTCTACAAGCGGAGAGTGGTTAAAGGTAAAAAGAGCTTGGAATGAAATGTTAGAAGATGCTGGAAAAAAATACAATATTCCAAATCCTAAATTTGCAAGTCGTGAGGGTTGTTGGCAAGGTAAAGCTGGTATGTCAAATGTTGTATTATCAAAACAGAAAGTAGTTGATGGTGAAATCTTAACAGATAAAACAAAAGATTTAAACGGAAATGCATCTGTTTTAGACCCTACTGCGTGTGAAATTATTGTGCGTATGTTTATGCCTAAAAATGGAGTTAGAGTTTATAATCCTTTTGGGGGTGGTGTACAAATGGGTTTTGTTGCTGGTGGTTGTGGTTATGAATATTTATCTTCTGAAATTAGACAAAATCAATGTGATGCAAATAATGCTTTATGTCAAGATTTCCCAAATGTAAAGTGGTTAAAATCTGATACTTCAAAATTCACACCTAAACAAAAATATGATTTAGTTTTTTCTTGTCCTCCATATTATAAAGTTGAAACATATTTAGACTATGATGGAAAAGCGCCAGAAGGGGAACTAAATTCATTATCCACATATGAACAATTTAGAGATATGCTTTTTGAGGGTTATAAAAATGCTATTTCAGTAATGAATGATAATACTTTTTTTGTAGTTATGACAGGAGATAGTAGAAATAAAGATGGTGGTTATTATGGTAGCGATGCTGAACACGAATTATTTTTTAAAGAACAAGGTTTGCATATTTATAATAAAATAATTTATTTAGAATCTGAATTTACAAGACGTGCAACCGCAAAGAAAACATTAAATAGTCGTAAATATCCAAAATGCGAACAACGTATTTATGTTTTTTATAAAGGTGATACTTCAAAAATAAAAGACCTTTATCCAAATGTAGGACGTTTGTAATGAAAACTTATAAAAATATAATATCCCTCTCTAAAAATGAGAGGGGCATTTGGGATTTAGATACTATAAAAGGTTGTGAAAGTGGTTTGTTAGAAAATCCAAAAGGTTGTTATAATGATTGCTATGCTTTAAAAACAGCTAAAAGATATGGTATAGATTTTAGCAAATCAATTGAAAGACATTTTTTAAATGAATCACACCGTTTACAAATAGTAAGACAAATTGAAAAAATTGATATGGATTTTATAAGAATAGGTTGTACTGGTGACCCATCTGAAAATTGGGAACATACAATAAATATTATAAAACAAATAAAAGAAAATAGTCAATTATCATTATTTGATATTAGTTCAAAAAAACAAATTGTAATTATTACAAGACATTGGAAATCATTAACAGATATACAAGTAAAAGAAATATCAAAATATAATATTTGTATTAATACTTCTATTTCTGCTTTAGATAATAAAAAGTTAATAGATAATTCATTAAAAGAATACAATCGTTTAAAACCTTATTGTAAATCAGTTTTAAGAGTTATTACTGCTGATTTTAATACTGATAATAAAATTGGATATAAAATGTCTTTAATTCAAAATGAATTATTAAAAAATGAAAATGTAATTGATACTGTATTTAGACCATCAAGTAAAAACGAATTTGTAGTTAATAAAATTATTAAAGTAAAAAAAATGGCATTTATGAAATCAAAAGCATTAGTAAGTAAGTTTAACAAAAAAGCTTTTTTAGGCAAGTGTGAAAATTGTTTGGAAATGTGCGGTATAAAATTATAATTATGAAACAAACACCACTACAAAGAATACTCAAAATACCTGACTACTACGCTAAAAGAGGAAAAAATTAATGAACTTTATTTTAAAATATTGAAAAATGGAAAATACTAAAATCTTCTTTACAAGTTTCTCACAAATAGGACTTGTTGCAATAAATACCGTATTAATCGCAAAAGGCTTTGTTT